AGCAGTGATTGCGCGACGAGTTTGTTCGACAAAGAATTCCGTGCGATCCTCAATCATCTGTTTTTGCTTACGCAATTCTTCAGCCAGTTCGGTTTCGCGCTTGATAATTGCATCGGCAATCTTGTCCTCAATATCAGCCTGTTGTTTGCTTGAACGATCACGAACCGCCAGGACCGCTTCCTCGATTTCGCGTTGCTTTGCGGTCATGCCAAGCAATTTGCCACGACGCTCTACTTGCTCCAATTCAAACTGCGATTGACGCTCGTATTCAGCCGATATTTGTTTGGCCATATCTAAAGCAATACGCAAGCGTTCAGCCTCTTTTTTCCTGCGTTCAGCCTCCGGGTCGACGGCCTCTTTTACCTGACGGCCAACAGCCGTTGTTGGTTTTTTCTTTTCCTCCGGTCCCATGCCAAACAGTTTGATGCCAAATTGTTTTGTTTCTTCGGTTACAGCCCTAGAACGAGCCATGTATTCATCAAACCGTTTTCCAGCAGTGGCAAAATTCAAAGTGAAAATATCACCTAAATATTTGCCCAATTGATCAAACATGATGATGGTGTTTTTGACTACATCAGTCAAAATACGGAACCCAAAAATCATGTTTTCCAAAAAGAATTTGAAACCGCTTGAAATTTTGTCAAGAACACCACCCGATTTATTTAATTCATCAAATACTACTGACAACGCAGGCGCAACCGCAGTAGTAAATTTCAGCAATGTTTTTTCAGATGCGGCGGCAAGTTTGTCGTTAAGGTCTGCGGCCTTTTGCACAGCGGCGGCATATTCCGCAAACTCAGCACGAGCCTCTTTTGAGTCAGCGGCTAATCCAACAAAATCAACCCCTTTTGCGGCCCTGCCGAATACGTTCATCGCCAGCGCATTGCGGCTGATCGGATCTTCCATTGCGGCAATTGATTTGACCGTTTTATCGAACAAATCTTGAATGCCCATTGACCCCAAATCTTTCAATGACACGCCAAGTCGGGCAAATGTCTTTTGGGCATCCAGACCGCCTTGCGCGGCCTCGTCAATTTTTGCGGTAAATGATGACAGCAGTTTCCCGGCGTTTTCAGCCTCGCCACCGTTTTGTTGCAGACCCTTTGAGAGAGCCAAAACAGACTCAATAGCAACGTCGTTTGCCTTTGCCGTGTCCGCAATGGCATCGGCATACTGCAAAGCCTTATAGGTCATTGCCGTGAAGGCGGCAACGGCTACGCCAGCCACAGTCGGGATTTGTTGGGCAAACTGATCGAGCGATTTTTTTGCGCCTGACAGCCCCTTTTGGAACTCTGCCGTATCCAGGCCAAGAACCACACCGAGCCTTGCTAACATTCCCATCGCTTACCCCTTCCCGAACAATTTTTGTGGGACGTTTGGTTTTGCCTTCAAATACGACAGCAGACTCTCATTAACCTTTGCCTTTTTCTGTTCCTCAGTCAAAGGCGGGTAAATGTAGTCGTGCGCTCTCGGAATGATGTCATTTAACTTGTACGCCCGCTGGTTTTCCGACCTCATGTAATTGTAGACCGCCCCGGTCAAACTACCAAGCACTTCGAGCAGTCCTCGGTTTCCAATTACCCCGTCGGCCCACATAATACAAATGTCTGTAAACCGTTCCTCGTCGACCGAATCAGGGTCAGTGCCGTGAGCCGTCAAATATGCCTTGACCTGCCGACGGACTGACCCAGTTATTTTCCCCGCGACTCTTGATAGTTCGGGGAAACAACGTGGGCGATTTCCTCCATCACCTGCATCTGGATTGGAAACGGGAACAATTCTTCAATCATCGGATATGTGATTGTCTGCATATCAAACCCTTTTTCCTCGGGCACGAGCAGTTTGAACATTTCCGTAATTCGGTTTTCAACAATAAATTTGTTTCGAGCCGCCTCGCGCATGGACCGGCCATCAATCACAACATCGTTATCAGTGATTTCGACCTTTGTATCCTCGGGCAATTCCTCTCGAACTTTGGGCATTTCGGCAGTCAGTTCGGCGTAATACTTTTCGACCTTTTCCTCGTCGACCTCTTTCATGCGAACCTGCATTGCCTCGAATTCCACAGTCAGGGGAACGCGCACTTTAAATGTATGACCGCCCAAAGTGAATGAACGAACTCGAACCGTATCTTTGTTTTTTAGAAAATCTTTTCCTAATGCGTTTGCAAATGAATTCATGTTTTATGCCTTTCGTTGTTGTCTTTTGTATTGAGTTACCCGATATTTTTCAAGTGCAGTTTTCAACGGAGCCGCCAAATTGTTGACAATAACCCCCGATTGACTTTCTAGGGCTGGACGCAAAAACGGTTGTGCCGCAACGTGCGCCGTACCAAATTCCATCGCAATCGCCCGTGCATCGCTTTCAATGCCAAGCGTTTTGACGTCTTTTTTCTGTTTGTACGATTCCCGATAATTGTGAAATTTTTTCTTCGCCAGCACATTGCCAGGGGCGGTTGTCACCGTTGCGATGACAGTATCGGTTTCGCTGATATAGCGCGACCGCTTGTCTCGTCGGGTCGGCTTGCGAGCCTCAATTCTTAACGACTCACGCAAGCCCCCGGTATCAACTGGGGCGTTCGTCTTTGCGTGCATCAAAGCCGGACGCATCGCCTCTTTAATGGCGCGAACCAGGATTTTGTTCTGATCTTTAGGGCCAAAGTCGGCCTCGATCGTTTTGAAAATCGCTTCCAATTCTTCCGCACCGACCACGCCGACGGTGAAAGTCTTGGCCATCAGTCACCCCTGAGAATCTTGTGGAAAATCGAGGTATTCAGTCGCTGAACGTAATCCACCACTTGCTCGGGCGTCATAGTATCAGCATGGATTTTTGCGATCTCGTATGAGAGATAAATGCCTGCAATACGTTGTTGCGGATAACCGAACCAGTTTTTTTGACCAGTACCGGCTAATCCGACAACGTACGAAAGCAACTCATTTGAATTGTTTATTGTCGTCATCGTATCAACCCCCGTAGGGGTTTCCCATTAGGGGTTGTTGGCCCATCCGTAGGAGTTACCGCCGGTCGGGTGAATCGTGAAAATGAACTTGCCCTCAGCACTGGGAGACATATCCCACTGCAAGCCACCGATACGACCGTTAAACGAATACGCAACAGTGTCCGTGCCGTCATACACAGCGATGACATAAGTACGGATGATCGTGCCGTTATAGCCATCGTCGCGCACCAGCAACTGAGCAGGATCGGCGGGGTTCCAGGCGCAGGTCACGTTCAGCGACGACACTTGGTTTTGCGTAGTGATCTTCGCACCAGTACGAGCACCGGCAACCGAGTATGCGGCGAACGCATCGTCAGCACCGAAAGCAGGCACGGCCTCTACGGGGATTTGAATACCGGCAGTGCCAGTACCACCAGCAGAAGTGCCGATAATTGCCTCGACTTCAGACCATGTGCTGAGTTCGGCATCGGAAAGCGCAACGGGGTTGGAGCCTTCCTGACACCAAATCGTTGCAACGTAACCGGGTAAAACCTTGTTAATGAGAGCCATTTTGTTGCCTTCCTTTTCAAAAGTGAGTTGATCGTTCGTCGTATCTTATGTCGGAACATCCAACGTGCAATCGAGAATGATTTGATTCAACCCGATCTCATTATCGTAGGTGTTATAGAGCCAATCGACGTCGGCCTTGGCGACAAAAAAGCCACCGGCCCCGCCGAATTGTCCAGAATAACCGTGCAACGATTGTAATATGGTGTTTGACAAATTAAAAGCATCAGCCATATTCGTAGCGAAAACGCTGATCTGAAATATGGGGCGATCAATGCCCTTGTTGCTTTGCGTCTGACCCGTATAAACGGGCTGGTGGACATTCCGTAGTTGCCAAGTCACGAACTGACTCTGCGTTGCAAAATTCCGGTTAAAAAGCGCATACACAGGCACAGGCGACAAAATGCTCGTTAACTGAGCCTGGATCGCTTCCGCATACTGAGTTGGATTCTGTTGCGTACTCACACCGGCACCTCGGGGTCGTTGCGATAGCAAAGGAACGTCACTTTTTGACGATCATTCGATTCGCGCACATCAGTGATTCGCCAGTCAAAACCGCGCCATGTAATACTGTACAGATTCTGGTTATCGACCATCTGCTTTGTATTGCGAGTGTAGTTCAGCGTTATGTTTACGAGGTCAGAATACACCCGATAACGCTCAGAGATTCGCAACGAGTTTGCCACATCGTGCACCAGCCCCCGAGTCGAAAACCATTTTGTAATAGTCGTTGTGTATTGCCCCACGGCATCCGTGCCGTTGGTCACGTTATTAACGTCCAGGTTTTCGTATCGGACGATGGCCATTACATCACCAGCGAAATGGTTAAGTTATGCCATTTGCTATGTGGAGAAACTCCTTTAAGCAAATAACTGATGCTACCCATGGGGATGCCTGTTGCAT